CCCTTGCACATCACGGACACCAACTCCATTTTGCCACCAATCTTGACGCTCATGGAGTACCGCGCACCCCGTACTATTCCTGTTCTGTCAGGAACTTTAAGAAACTGCCCGGCAAGACATGCTTCCACCTCATTCTCAGAAAGATTTATATTCAAAGCGTTTGCTTTCATTTCGTCTCCAAAGGCTTCATAAAATTCCGATACGTCACGACTTCCTCCCCAACCTGTGAAAGCCACTCCCGCACCACTGGCCGCAACCCCAGTTCTGCGATCTGCACTGCCACCTCGGATGGGCCTAAACACCCGATCACCATCCCAGACTCGGATACATGGACCTCGACCCGATTGGTCATGAGGATAGTCCGCACGGCCTCGACAGACTCCGCTAATTGCAAACCACCCGCCCCCTTGGATGTAACGGACGAACAATCGCCCTCCCCCCGTACAGAGACCACAGGAGCCGACCGTCCAATAAGCAACCGGGGAGGCAAACCGGCCTTGATCCACTCACGCAGATCACCGCCATGGTCCTTGACGTAGTCACCAGGATCTTTGCCCTCGGGAACAGGCCACCGCTCGCACTGAGCAAGGTTCTTCTCCCACCATTTCTTAACCTTGGTCTGCATGTTTAAATTGCGCTCATCCTCTTCGTTTTGCGGCTTGTACAATTCGAAATCCAACGCATTGCCTATCCACAAAGCGTCCTTCAGACGAGACCATGAACGGGCATCAGGCTTGCCACTCAACGTGCCCAATCCCACAGCCCCGACATCAAGATCTCCAGCAGCGCCATCAACCGCCATCGCGTCCAGCTCCGCCTCGACAACGATCCACGCCCGGCCAGTTTCCCTGGTCAACATCGGACCCATGGCCGATCCCGGCAGTAAAATATATTTGGTGTCACCACCAAACAGCTGCATGGCATCAGGCGTCCGACGAAAGCGCACCCGCTGCAACACTCCTTTCCAAAAAAATGGAATGACCAGCCCGCGAGGCATCCAGACCCGTTTCGGTTTATTGGTCTTGGGGTTGATCTCTTCTGGGAGGCCCCATGTCCCTCTGGGGCGCCACAAATCTTTTCCGTCTTTGCCAGGATTCCACCCCAGCTTGAATAGTTTCACAGACTCCAAGGAAATGCCTCGACCAGAGAGGTAGGCAAGCTGCTCCTTGTTTCGCAAAAGATGATCATGAGCCCATGCCACCAACTCTCCGGACTTGATGCGCCACAGCTCTCCTGGAACATCCAATGTCTTGGGATGGAATTTTGCCCGCGAACGAGGAGCAATAGGACGGTGAATAGGTCTCTCGCCGGGATCGCGGCCTATCTTTTCGCACGCCTCATGGAAATCCATGCCGCAATAGATCCGCAAGAATTCGATATTGTCCCCGCCTTTGTCGCAGATTCGACACCACCACGAGCCTGCGCCATCGTTCTGCTCCGGCCAGACACAGAAACGATGTTCTTTCCCACCACAGCCAGGGCATGAGGAGTGGTACTCTCCCCCTTTGGTGGAGCTGATGTACCTTGGCTCGATGCCCGTCTCTCGAAGCAAATCCAATACGTTCATGATAAGACTCCCGGACCTTTGGACGAAGCAGGACCATCAAACATACCAACGGTCCGCGCTCTCAAGATATTAATTCTTCTTACTTTTATTTCTTTTTTGGACCATAGGACGAAAAAAGAGAGATAAGATAAATGTGAAATCATAGTTCTTCTTAGTCAGAGAATTGTCAGGATTGGGTCCTATGGTCTCAGACGCACGAATCCCTTGTTTTATTTCAGCTGGTTACCCACATGGACGAACCCCAATGATCACGGTCCAAACAGTCCAATGGTCTATTTTTTCCAACTATCATTATCTTTCTCCATCTCATCTGAAACCTCCTGAAGGACAGAGATCCCCCAATACCGATAGGTCCCCTTCTTCTCGTGCTTAAAACGCTTCTTCATGAGCTTGCCGAACGTCTTTTGCGGGATAGTTTTCTTGGCTGATATATTGCGTTTGAACCACCAGCGGAAAACGTCATAGATGAACGTTGCGTTGACCCATGTGTCCTCTGGTTTCTGTTCTGGGATATACCCGCACTCATCGATGAAATCGGCCAACAGGTCTTCATCGCGCCGATATTCAGCGGTAGCCTCAAGAACTTTGGCCGGAGGATTAAGCCCCTGCTCCTGCCATTCGAGGCACCCCCGAACCAACCAGGCCAGAATACCGGAGGCTTCGGCCTGCACCTTGTCAGCAAGTTCCAGATCCACAGGCCGCTCATTCTCTGCACGCGGCGGTCGCTTCACAAAGCTGAGTTCAAACGGGATAAGATGCATACGCTCCCAGAAAGCAAAATCATCTGATGAGGCATGCGGCTTGTGATTTGTCAAAAGGAAGAGTTGGTGGGACGGCTTGAATGAAACCATCCGCATATTACCGTAGCCGTAACGGCCAGTCAGGCTATCACCGCCGGTGAACCACTTCACACGGCTGGCGCTGAATTTTCTGCCGTCATCGGTTTCGGAAGCAAACGCGATCCGACTACCACGTAGGGCCATAATGTCAGGAGTCGGGCCGGATGAACTTCGAGCCACACCTTGATCAAGTAACATCTCAGCTGGGATGGGACCGGCAACAGGGCCAACAACGTCCTGGATGTTCTCCACCAGAAAGGATTTACCGTTTCGACCCTGCCCATGAAGAACGGCAAAAATATGTTCCGGAGCAACACCGAAGCAGGCGTATCCAAAAATGCGCCGGAGATACGCGGCCATTTCCGCATCACCATTCATTATTTCCAGGATGGCTCTTTCCCATACGGCGCAAGGTTCATCGATGCTCTCCCACTTGGTGGGGCAAGCCTTAAGAATGTAATTTCCCGGCTCCCCCTCCCGGAACTCACCAGTGCGAAGGTCCAAGACTCCGTTGGCACAACCGAGCAACCACGGATCAGCGTCCAGCTCATCGCCCTGAATATGGAGCGGAGCCTCCCGCATGGTGTGTGCGAATTCCAGACACTTAATGCGACCTTGGTCATTATGAAGAGAGTTGACCTTCTTCTGGATAGGATTGATGAGACTTTTTAGTCGGGCCACTTCTTCTTTGTCTTTTGCAGTGTAAGCTTGGACCCACAACCCACGAAGGCGTGCATTCTCAATATCGTATGTGTCGGCAACTTCTTCGACAGCCGCCTTGACCGTATTCAACTCGTCAAGCTCCCAATGGCTGCCATTAAACAGGAGCCACTCCCTGGTCTGCTTATTGAAAACATATCGCCCACGGTGAATAGCTGCGAAGAGCATTCCATCACCCAATTGCCCGGATCGGGCACACTTCTGGATGAATTCAGGAGTAATATCTTGCTTGGCTTCTCGCTGATCCTGGCCTTCGGATAATCCGACAACGGCATCTTCCTCGGCCTTGCGAGCAGCAATCTTCTCTCGGATGTCGGTCACGTTGCCATCGGATTTCTTGCCAGTAGGATTAGACACAAGCCCCCCTCTCGCCGAAAACCGACCTAGACAAGGTCTCACAACAGACCGCAATGAATACGGAATTCCCAAATTCCCACCCAACAAAAAAACCAACCGCGCACGAAAGATGCGCTGCAAGCGCCCCGTGCCTCAGGTGGCCCAAGAAGGACCCACAATGATTACAAGGACTTACGGACGATTGGCTTGTTTCTTTAATACGAGGGGGAAGGGGGAGCGGAATGGGCGTGCCCCGCAAACCCATAGCGGATGCGACCTTGACGGTCGCGACAATCGATGACGCTATCCAGTGAATTAGGAGGGGCAGGAACATGTAGGTCGAGCAGCTATCACCGCTCACCTTTTGCTCACCTTTTATATAGAAATGTCTTCGGTCAAGCCGAGGAGAGTGGCTGTTGAAAGCACACATATCGCGTGTAGGCATGCATTTATTCACCTTCACACGGTGGAAGTCACAAGTTCAAATCTTGTATCGCGCACCACGAAGTCATCAAAAACGACAGTTTGCATATGCAGACTGTCGTATTCTTTTGTGCAGTTCTAACTAAGTTAATAGAAGC